ATGACAACGCTTGAAGATCTGTACTACGGCAATATCGTTCCGCACGAACACAGTTTTAAGCGCGGGAGTGCTTACAGCGAAATGTTGAGCTATGTTATTCGGCATCAGGACAGCTTGATACCGACGCTTACGGCTCAGCTAAAAGAAACCTTTGAAAAGCTCAAAGACTGCGAGGCGGAACTGCACGGTATGAATGAGCGTGAAGCGTTTATCAGCGGCTTTAAGCTCGCGGCGAGAATCATGACCGAAGTGTTGTGTAAACCGTCAGAGGATTGAATAAGCAGAAACAAGGCCGAGCCGATTTTGCGGTTTGGCCTTGCAATTTTCAGTTCGACACAGCACGGTTAAAATCTGCACCGCAGAAAACAAAGAAAACAGTATTCCCGCAAAAGCGCCGGAATATACACTGTTGGCGCAAAAAACTTGACAGAATTTCCCCGGTATGTTATACTGCAAGTAAAGAAAGCAACCGACAATTGAATACACATATTTTTATTTTGAGTTTCAGACTCGCACTTACATAATCACCGATGCAGATCAGCATCGGGATTGAGTGCGGGTCTTTTTGTTTTGCAAAACAGCAGTCCTCTACATAACACGGCGAAAAGCCGTGTGAATTTAACAGGAGGAAAAACCAATGAAAGAATCTGTTTACACCGCTTATGAGAATCTGCCACTGTTCCTTAATGCTGAAACGGTAGCCAAGCTCCTCGGTATCTCCATCTCAAGCAGCTACGAGCTGATGCACGAGAAAGGGTTTCCGTCGTTGCGTATCGGCTCACGGCTCATCGTACCGAAAGAGAAATTTCGCGCATGGGTCGAAGAAAAGACGGGAGGCAGCATTTGAAATTCACCCGATATCCAAAGCGTGATGCGATCCGGGATTATTTTCCTCTGCCGAATGAAATTTTCAGCTTGGGTCTCAGCACCGGTGAGATTGCAGTGTATGCGTATCTGATGTACTGCGAGGACAGGAAAACATTTCAATGCAATCCAAGCTACAAAACGATTGGCAACGCTGTCGGTATGAGCAAAAACACCGTCAAGAAATATGTAGACAGCCTGATTGAAAAGCAGCTGATTACTGCAGAGCCGACCTCTGTGTACACGCAAAAAGGCGAAAAGCGTAACGGCAATTTGCTCTATACCGTTCGCTCGATAGAGGATGCGGTGGAGTATCATTACGAGCAGCAGATGATTCGTTTGGAATGCGAAATACGGTGTCAGTCAGCTTTGAAAAAACTCGCCGAATTTGACCGCAAACATGGAAAATCGGCGGTATAACGGCAGTTTTACGCTCCGTACGAAAATAAGCAGGAGAAAGCGAGGGGTTGCCTTGCCTTCCCCTCGCATGGAACAGCGGACGGCAACGCCGACCGCGCAAGGGTTTGTATGGCTTTTAAGAACGGTTATAAAAGCTTCAATTTAGGGGTTGCGGCGATAAAAACCTCGCTGATTTAGGGGTTGCTAATTTTACCGCAAATTTAGCTGGATATTCCGCCATGTATGTGGTATTGTGTTGTACTGCGAAAGGATGTGATACTATGGCAAAACGAAGACCGTCGGGAGACGGTATGGTGCGCAAGCGCGAAGACGGAAGATGGGAAGGCCGCATCGTTGTCGGTCACAAAAAGAACGGCGATCCGATTCACCGCTATGTGCTTGCCCGAACACAAAAGGAGTTAATCGTAAAGCTCCACGACTGCATCGAGATGTACCGCGATGCCGACCTCACCGAGGATTCGAATATGACGCTCGGCGAATGGCTCGACCGATGGATCAATGAATATATGATCTTCACGATTCGCGAGAGCACACTGGATTCTTACAAAGCGATGATTAAAAATCAAATCAAACCGTATCTAGGAGACAGACCTTTGTCGGCGCTGACCACGCAGGAACTTCAAAAATTCTATAACAGCGTCAAAAAGAAAGGTCGGGTGAAACCTGACAGGCTACACGGTACAGAGCTTGCCGACAGTATGGTGCGCGGTATTCATATGATGCTGCACGAAGCGCTGGATATGGCGGTGCGCCTACGGCTGATTGTTAAAAATCCAACGGTCGGCACAACGATTCCCAAAAACAATTATCCGCCGAAGCAGATACTCAATGACGAACAGCTTGAGCGATTCATGCAGCGCATCCGACAGGATAAGCGGTGGTACGATTTCTTCTACACCGAGCTGACCGCAGGACTGCGGCGGGGTGAAATCTGCGGACTGAAGTGGGAGGACTTCGATGCGGAAAACGGAAAGTTGAAAGTGAGGCGCTCGGTTGCTAAAAGGAAAGGCGGCGGATTGAATATCGGCGAAACCAAAACCGAGACGGGAACGCGCACGATTGTCCTGCCGCCGAGCACTGCGGAACTTCTGCGGAAGCGAAAAGAAACGGCAGTCAGCGAATGGATATTCCCGAATATCTATGAGCCCGAAAAACCGATGCACCCCGACTATGCTTACCACCGATTAAAAACACTGTTAAAACAGGCGGAGCTTCCGCTGATTCGGTTCCACGATCTGCGCCACACCTTCGCCACTCACGCGCTGGCGGGCGGCGTGGATGCGAAAACCCTGTCGGGAATCCTCGGGCATACCAACGCCAGCTTTACGCTGGACACCTACACCCATGTGACCACCGATATGCAGAGAAACGCTTCCACTATCGTGGGGAGCTTTATGGATGAGATTATGCTTGAAGGAGATGATACCAATCGCTAAAAAAAGAAAAAATGGTGAGGGCACATTACGCCTGCGTAAAGACGGTCGGTGGGAAGGAAGAATTGTTGTCGGGTACAATGAGAAAAGCCTGCCTATTACAAAATGCGTAACGGCGAAAACAAAAGCAGAATGTTCCACTAAGCTCGAAGCGCTGAAAGAACAGTACTGACGCTCTTCCGATAAAATTAAACCGGATATGCCGTTCGGGGATTGGATCGACTTCTGGTTTCAGACCTACTGCCGACACACACTCCGTATTACCACAAGAACCGACTATGAAAATCGCATTTACAATCATATCATTCCCGAAATCGGAAAAATTCCGCTGAACAGGCTGTCACAGTCGGATTTACAGCAATTCTACGCAAAGAAAAAGACAGACGGAAGAAAACTGCACGCAAAAACCTACGGAAAGGGACTTTCGGACAGAACGATAAGGGGGATACATGCCAACTGCCGCACAGCTTTACAGCGGGCGGTGCAGGAGGGCTTAATTCGCACCAATCCCGCCGTCGGCTGTAAGCTACCACCGAAGAAAGCACGGGAGATGCAGGTGCTCACGCAAAATGAAATTATCCGATTTCTGCATCAGGCAAAGGAAGAGGGATATTATGAGCTTTTTCTGCTGGAGCTCGGCACGGGAATGCGGCGCGGTGAAATATTGGCGCTCAAATGGAGCGACCTCAACTTCGCAACAGGAGAGCTTCGCATTGAACGGCAGGTATATATCATCAAGGCAGAGGTGATCATATCAGCGCCGAAAACAAAAGCCTCGATACGCACTGTTATTCTGCCGCCGTCACTCCTGAAAGCTCTCGGGGCGTATAAGAAAACGGTGGATTCGGAGTGGATGTTCCCGTCACCGAAGGATAACGGCAGACCGAGAAATCCGTCATCGGTTAGAAAACGGTTACAACTGATCTTGGAACGGACAGGCTGTAAAAAGGTGCGCTTTCACGATCTGCATCACACCTTTGCTACCATGGCGCTGGAGCACGGTATGGATGTGAAAACGCTCTCGGCAACTATAGGCCATGTGTCCTCGGCAACCACGCTTGATATTTACAGCCATATCACCGATACCATGCAAAGGCAGGCGGCAGTGCATATTGACCGCAAAATCGGCGGTACAGACGCCCAAATGCCGACGATAGCGTGGGAGGAAAGGAAAGATACCGCCCCGGTCGAATTCACGCCGTACAAGCCCAAAATACAAAAGCCCGGGACGGGCTGTGTCACCATGATTAACGACCACCTCTACGAGGGACGGTACACACCAACCAATGCCTACGGCAAGTGGGAAAGCCACAATATCTACGCGAAAACGCGCGAGGAATGTAAAGAAAAGCTCGCGGAAATGATTGCAGAGGTTAAGGCGCAAATCAAGGCGGAAAAAGAACGGCTCAAGGCAGAGCAAGAGGCCTGACCAAACGGCACGGATTTTTCTGTGCCGTTTGTACTTGCTATGTGATTTCAAATGTATGCAATAATTTGTATAAATGATTGAATAATGGAGAGATGTGTGTTATAATGTTGACAAGCGTATGGCAAGATTTTTGGCTTGTGTTTCGCAAGCGTTGACTAAAATGGTGGGAGCATTTGCGTCTTTCCATGCTTCGTCGCCTCTTTAATCTCTGTAAATTTCGCATAATGAGTTGCCATACGCTGCTTTTTTTAGGAGATGTCATGTATGACTTTTAAATATGTATGTACCAGAAACGATCTGGCGGATTTATTGGAAATTCCTCATGGCAAGCTGACTCACGTTTTATATGTTGCCAAAGTCGATAGTTTTTATAAAATATTTGAGATCCCTAAAAAATCTGGGGGAACAAGAAAAATCTGTGCCCCGACTGGAGATCTTAAGCAAATCCAGGAAAAACTTTATAGCATTCTTTTACACCATCAACAATTCTTGCGCAAGCAAAACAATATACGCACTAATATTTCACACGCTTTCGAAAAAGGGAAAAGTATCATTACGAACGGCGAGGTGCATAGAAATAAGCGCATAGTGGTAAATATTGACCTGCAAGATTTTTTTGATAGTTTTCATTTCGGTAGGGTTTGTGGTTTCTTTGAGAAAAACCGCGATTTTGCCCTTCCACACGAGTTGGCTATTGTTATGGCGCAGCTAACATGCTATCAAGGTAAACTTCCACAAGGTGCGCCAACTTCGCCTATTATTACAAACTATATCTGTCAAATCTTCGATATGAGGATTATAAGAATTGCAAAAAAATATCATTTGGATTATACCCGATATGCTGATGATTTGAGTTTTTCTACTAATGATAAGAAATTCATTGAACAATGGGAACCTTTCTATAACGAATTAACTCATGAAGTTGAGCGGGCTGGATTTAAAGTCAATACCAAGAAAACAAGCGTTCAATATAGGGATTCACGCCAAACGGTAACGGGGCTAGTAATAAACAAAAAACTCAGTGTTGATCATAGGTATTACAAACAAGTGAGAGCAATGGCTGATTCACTCTATAAAACCGGATGTTTTGACAATAATGGCGTTGAAGGAACAGTTAGTCAGTTGGAAGGAAAATTTGCTTTTATCGATCAATTGGACAAATACAATAACATTAAAGATGTTAGTCAACAGCATTCTGTGTTTTGTCTTAACGGACGAGAAAAACAGTATCAAAAATTTTTGTTTTATAGGTATTTTTTTGCACATGAAAAACCAGTAATTGTTACTGAGGGAAAGACCGATATTAAATATATAAAGGCAGCTTTAAAGAACCTTTATACAGAATATCCTGAACTCATCGAAAAAACACCAGAGGGACACTTTGAGTTCAAAGTGTCCTTTTTAAAGAGGTCAAAGAGGTTCAAATACTTTTTCCATATGAGCCAAGATGGTGCTGATGCCATGAAAAATTTGTACAACTTTTTTTCGGACAAGAATCCAAAGTATACAAATTATTTCAAAGTTTTTAGCGGATGCTCTGATAAGAATTTGTGTAATCCTGTAATTTTGATTTTTGACAATGAGTTGTCTAATAAGTGCAAACCATTACACTCGTTTGTTTCTCACATTGGATTATCATCTTCTGATAAAGATAAACTCAAAGAAGATCTTTGCATGAAAATAATTGATGAGGGCAATTTGTTCTTAGTGACAAATCAATTAGTAGACGGAAAAGCAGAATGTGAAATAGAGGATTTATTCGATGATACTACAAGAAACCATGTTATTGCCGGAAAGACATTTTCATCGAATGACAAAGCGAATAAGGAAAAGCACTATGGGAAAGAAATATTCGCCAATTTCATTCAGTCAAATTACAAAAGTATTAATTTTGATAACTTTAGACCGATGCTTAATAACATCGTAAAAGTAATTGCTGAATTCGCTGGTACAGAAGGATAATATTTGACCCAAAGTAAACAAAGAAAAAGGCTCTGGAATCAAGCAATTCCAGAGCCTTTTTGGTCGGAGTGGCGAGACTCAAACTCGCGGCCTCCGCATCCCAAATGCAGCGCGCTATCAACTGCGCTACACCCCGATAGTTATTAAATTGCGGTCATGTAAGTGGTCAAATCTGTGGTCAAACACAGTTTTGACCGCTATTTTTTGTTTTCCAAACCGCCCAAAAATCGCACGGTTGAAGGGCTTTCGGCGGTTGGCACCGATAAACGTCAGAAATGCCGTCTATGCTCCCAAACCACCCGCGCTCCCAGCTGCGCCACACCCGGATTTATTTAATTTTTGTGATTTCAGTATCTGTGGGATACTATGTGGTCGTTGCCTTATTATAACATAAATTAACGAAAAAATAAAGAGCTGAAACCGCCGTGTGTAAGGCTTTGTTGAGGATTTGCGGAAAGGTCAAAAATGTGTCCGTCTACGCTCCCAAACCGCAAATACAATCTTAAAAACATTCGATAGACACTATACTTTTTTCAATTTTGAGCCACCTACTGAACCACCTTGATTTTAAAATTCAAATAAGCGAGGGGCTAAACTTATATATGCTATTCTTTTGTGTCTGTATCGGTTTTGTTTTCAACTGTATTTTTCAATCGGCGGACGATATTTACAAGGAATTTCGGAATTGGCGTGCCTAACTCCGAGAGATTTTCGAGAATTGAGATTAATTCGTTGATGATGAGCCAAATCGTTACAATTAAACCGCAACAATATGTGACACCTATATTTACATTTGCCGCCGCTAAGCCTGTGCAGATTAAATAATCGACAACACCCGCAACAACCACAAGAGCGAGATAGCTTGCTTTTTTCAAAATCCCGATTAAACCTGTTTTGCTTTTTAATTCACCGTTTCTGTACGCAGATGTCAGTCCTGTAATATAATCAATAAGCATTACAGCGATGAGCACGAGAATTGGGATAAGTAAGATATTAAAATATGATATCAGAGCACCGATAGCTACTGAAACAGCAGCCTGAATAATATTGTCTTTCATAGTTTAGTTATACCTCCAAATCAAGTTAAAGTAAGCTCAATACGGTCAATAGCCTTGCCCTTTGTTCCTGCGTAGCCGTCCTGCTTACTGTCTTTTTCGTCATCGTGCTGCCAATCGTAATAGTCTTCATTAACTGCAGAAACTCTGTATGTAGCCTTATAGTAGCTGCCGTGTGCGGATTTAACATCAGTAGGAGTTGTATAATAAATCTGTACAGCATCAATATCCATTCCGAGAATACCGGCATAGCCGTTTACATCATCATTAAGATTAAAACCTGTAACCCAGCTAAGCCAGTGACCGCCTTTAATATGCACTCTGTACTTAATCTTACCTTTTGTTACTTTGATTGCAAGACCGCTGATTGCCTCGCCGGCAATGCCTGCGAAGTCTGATAAACCTTTTACAGTTGGTAACCACTTACCGCCTGCAAATACGCAATATTCAATCGTAGGTTTATCATCTTTTTCAACTTTTGATTCCTCTTTGCTTTCAGAATTACTCTCAAGTTTATTTAAAAACTGTTCCTTCCACAGCTTGTCCTTTGCTGATGAACCGCACCAAAAGCCCGGGCAGATTTTACCGTTAGCATCATAATGGCGAATTACTTTGTCTTTTTTGATGTTATACTTTTTCATAAGTCGTTGAGCAAGTAAGATTACATTTTCAAGTGTCTTGCCTGTGCATTCTGTTGTTGAACCTGCAATTTCAATTCCGATTGAACGGCAATTAATATCCCAGTCGCCTGCATGCCAAGCAATATTTTTATCAGCGACAGAGCGTACAACCGTTGTATCGTCGACAAAATAATGTGCCGATGTTTCGACTACATTGTTCTTAAAGTAGTTACCGTTGTTTTCTGCTGTGTCGCCGTTGTTGCCAGTGTAATGAATAACAAGTGTATCAATTTCCGAAGATTTTCTTTTGCTCTCTGTGAAATTACCTTTATTGCACCATATTTCTTTAAATTTATACGACATATTTATACCTCCCACACCGCCATAACGGCGTTATAATATTCCTCTGAAAGCTCAGCTTTAAGTATTTCCTTGTCGTTTTCACAATTCATATAAGCGTTGCGAACATTGCCACCGACCTGCATTTCTGTGCCGTCGATAATAACAAACTTCTGTCTTAATACGCTTACACTGTCTTTTGTGAGCATATCGAGTGTGATTTTTTCTTTAAGTTCCATAGAATTACCTCCTACTGTCTGATATATGTAATTGTAAAATTGATTTTCTCGTCCTCTGTAAATTTATCCGTTAACGAGCTGATGTAAAGCCATGAGCCGTCAAGACGGATATTTCTCAGCTTATTTGTAGTTGAGTGCACAGCAATACTCGAAAATCGACTTTCGTTTTTTGCCAGGAAAGGCAAGCCTGCCATCTGAATATACGATTTATCCGCAACAAGTTTTGTAATATTTACCGACACTGTAACCACCTTGCCGTTTTTCACATAGTTAAAAACGCCCTCGTTGCCGTCATAAATCGCCTGTCCGGGTGTAAGACTGCCCGAACCGCTCTCAATATTTGAGCTATCATATTTAGCCGCAAGCGACTTGTCTGTCGCTGTTTTGTTGTCTGTTACGGTCTGACTCAGAGTACTGATTGACTCATCAGCTGAGGACTTATTGTCTGCAATCTGCTTGCTTAGCTGAGCGACTGCATTGTCTACACTGTCTTTATCAGCTTTAAGATTAATCTTCATTGTCACTGTTTCGTCAAGGTCTGTTATTTCATCTTCAAGCTCGGTTTTATCTGCCTTTGCAGATAAGGCTGTGTTAATCGCAATTATTCTCTCACTTAGCGTGTTGATGTTGCCACCCGCAAGCGCTATGTCTATGCTGTTGCTGTAGATACCGTCGTCCATACGATTTAAGTTTGTTGCGTTCAGCGCCGGAACAGCTCCGTCAACCCAATTAATTTTGCTGTAACTCATTTATCTCATCCTTTCCTAAATATTCTGTACCTTCTGCCGTCAGCCTTACTCTCATGCCGTTAGTGCCTTTCAGCGTTCGTTCAAGTATAAAACTGTCGACCGTTTCCGTGTCCGTAAAGCCTGTTTTTATGCTCACCTTGTCGCCACATTCGAGCCACCACCTGCCGTAAACATCAGCTTTAAAAGGCCTGTAAGCATACAAATTGTAAAAGATGTAGTTGTTACCTTTATTATCGTTAAAACTTGTAACAATACCTGCAATGTCGGTACAACACGCAGTAATTATGTTGTCAGATATATACCAACTTTGTTTTTCTTCTTCTGTATGACCGTACGAAAAATAGCTGTCCTTGTTGTACTTAAACTTAACAAGATTAATACTGCGTGTTGTGTATTCCTCAAAGTCGAGGTTGCTGTAGTTGTCAACGACCTCGGTTTTAGGATTTAAAATTTGAATAAACTTTATCTTGCCCTCTCCGCTCATAATTGCAAAACAAGCATTAAGTTCGCAGTACGCACTCAACAAGTCCGCTATCGTGGTTTTGTCATTGAAAACCGATTTTACAAGATCCAATTTCAGCGACAGCTTATTGCTGTCATTAAAGCCTGTAAATTCGTTTTCGTAATCATAATTACTTAAAAAGTTGCCGCAGAGATATACTCTCAAATCATATAAACTTATTTTTGGCGAATAAATCGCAAGGCTTGTAAAGTAGTTGTAAGCGTATTTTTGTGAAGCGAGGTATAAATCGTCATATGCGATAATTTCCTTTACCGCCCTGTTTTTCTGTCTTGATGAGCTGTTGACAGTACCGCAGAATAGCGACACCTCAATAACTCCCGACTGATAACCGCAATATAAATCTGCACTCGGCAATACTGAATACGAGGGAAATAAAAGCCCCTTGCTGTATGACTGTTTCATCATAACTTTAATGCGTTTGCCGTTGAGCTCTGTGTCAACATTTATCACTCTTACAGTAAGCTGACCCGCAATACAGCCGCCGAGTTTAAACTCCTTGCCGTCACTGATTGCCTGCGTAAGTTCAAGACTTTCAGATATAATATTCTCGCCAGTGATGTCTGGAATATCGTCGTCAGGAAAGCTGATAATTATTTCCCTTTGCAAGCTGTCATTGAGCAGTTGCTTTTTGACCTCATCTGTTAAATTTATCATACCGCTCCCCCTTAATACTCAATAAGTTCAATGCTTATCGGGTTGTAGAGAATATCGGTCTTGCTTGCGTCCATAACCGAAAACTCAATATCTGGAATATAGAAATATCCGCTGTCATATGAGTTTGTTTCATCGTTCCAGTAGGTAACATAGCATTTGCGTTGTACTGTGTTCACGATTGCAGAATTAATAATATTCTGCATATTGATTTTCTCGTTCAAGTGCAGAATGTGGGTAGAAAAAGTAATGCTTGTCTTACCTGTCGGCAGTGTTGAACGCTGTAAACCGCCGTTATCGTCACGCTCGGCATCGTTGTCCATACGCTGATCAGGTGTTGACAAATATTCAGCGAAATAGTTATTAGGAAATTCGGTATCTCCGAATTTTAGTAAATAACTTTTATAATTTGACATCCTGCACCTCCTTTACGCAAATGCCGATTTGCCGTTATGGCGGTTTTTATAAAGCTCGTTTTGCTTTACGATTTCGTTAAAAATATCATTGCCGTTAATTTCAGCGACAAACTGATAGTAGTTACCGCCGTTGTTTCTGAATATTACGAACATCTCATACAGCTTTTTAAGATACGACAGAATTTCGCCGAGAATTACCGTATCCTGACCGCCCGAATTGTCGAGCATACCCTGTAACTTGTTAAGCGGCGCAATAACTTCCGGATTGCCCGAATTAGCGCCTGCGTTATCTCCGACTACCGCAAGTGTCGGTGCTTTGACAAGTCCGCCTGTTGCAAGTCGTGGAATGAGAGGCGGATTTTCAGGCATTGAAAAACTCCAATCCTGTCCGATGATAGAACCAATAGCCCCTGCAATTCCGCCGATTGCATCGATAACACCCGAAACAAAGTTATAAATGCCTGTCCACAAACTGTTGATACCGTCAATGATAGCATTTACAATAAATTTGAACACCGCACCGATACCATCCCAAATGCCCTTGAAAAAGTCGTGAATACCTTGCCAAGCCTTTCCCCAGTTGCCCGAAAAAACACCTGTTATAAAGTCAATAAGACCGCCGAACGATTTTAAAATACCGCCCACAACATCGCCTATAACTCTGAATACTGTTTCAAAAATGCTTTGAATATTTCTCAGTACCGTATTAAACACAGGGCCTAATGTATCGCTTATGAAATTCACAAACGGTAAAAGCCAATTATTCCATATTGTTGCAATATAATCGCAAGCCTTGCCAAAAACAGTCCATAACTGTTCAAAAATCGGTTTAAGGCAATCTGTCCATGCGGACTGAAATACTCCGACAATGAAATTCCACGCAGGCATAATCCAATCATTATAAACATTCATAAGCGTTGTGCCGATATTAAGGAACATATCGCACACATTCTGAAAAATCTCAGAACCGCCCTCGCCGTCCCACCAGCCAAGCAGGAAGTTACCGATGTCTGAAAATACGCCGCCCACGAAGTTCATAACATCTGCCATTTGAAGTTGAATATTGTCAAAAAATTCTCCGATAGTTGCACCGTCATTGTCAATCCATTTTACAAGTGATTCGGTAGCTAAACTAAAGCCCTCCGAGAAAATCGTTCCGACCGCACCGCCGAAATCTGTAAAACCGCTGAGCAGATTTGAAATTGCGTCCTCCATTTGTGGGCGAACTCTGTCAACGCTCTGCCCGATGACATCAAAACCCTTTTCAAAGAATGTCGATAAATTATCGTAGCCTTTGCTGAAATTATCGCCAATGGTTGTAATAAAGCCGTTGATTTTATTCTTGTCTTTATCAAGCCATTTTGCAACACCGCCCGTCAGTGTTTGCAGCCGTTTACCGCTAACCTGTACCACTCCGCCGACAAATGAACCTACCGCACCGAATGCAGATTTACCGACCTTTTGCACCTGTGTAAGATAATTTTGAGCTATCGGAACAGAATTTTTGAATATCGACTCACAATTTTTGCCGATAGCTGACCAATCAACCTTATTAATGCCCTTTTGAACATTATCCACAAAGCCTTTAAATCCGCTCTTTTCGTATAGATTTTTAAAAGCACCCGAAACACCGCTGTTTGTGTCTTTAACAACAGTATTTGCGACAGAAGTACCACTGCTTGCCGATGTGCTGCTTGCGGAAGTATCAGAACCGCCGCTATCTGATTTAGTAATAACATTCAGCTTGTCAAAACCTGCAACGCTGTTCTTTGCTTTTTCCGAGCTGTCTGCAACATTCTCTAAAGATTCCGAACTACTTTCAGCCTCACTGCTCAAATTTTCTGCCGAGCTTGCAGCGGCTGAAATGCTGTCAGCCGTATCATCTCCGCCCCAGTTGAACAGCTTTGAAAGTGCATTTATCGCCCCTTTGGCGTACTCTGTAAGTTTTGTGATAGCTGATGACAACTTTTGCACAATGTTAGTTGCTACTTGAAGAATAGGTTTACCAATAACCGCAAGCAACTGATTCCAACTCTCTTTTAAGTTGCCTGTTACATTCTCCCAACCGTCTGCTTCACGGCTTGCCTGTCCCATAGCACCCGAAAGCTGATTAGCGTCCTTGACCATTTGCAAAAGCGTGAGCTGTTTCTGCGATTCCGACAAATCCGTAAATGACTTGCCATACAGCTTATTAGCCGCTGCGTTTCGTGTTGTTTCTGTACAAGACAGACCAAGTGCGGCGTCATTTTCAAAGTTACCTTTAAGAAACGACTTAAGACTTTCTGCGGTATCTTCAAGCGAACGGTCGTAATATGCCGCACTGTCGGCTGTTACCTGTAAAGCCTCTTGCATCATATTAAGAGCATCTGCACTGTCCATACCCGTAGTTTTTGCAAATGCATAGATACTTGTACCCACACCCTGCAAGCGTGTTTTCAAAATACCGCTGTTTTTAGATACCGTAGCAATAGCACTTTCAGCCTGTGACTGCATTGAGCCAAATGTTTGCTCAAACTGCGAATTTGCGGCATTAACCTCTGCCGCCGATTCAATGCACTGCTGACCGAATTTCTTAACAGCGGCAACCGAAAAAGCAGCCACAACCGCTGTACCGAGTTTTTTTAACTTAGCAGACATCTTATTGCTTACGCTGTTTGCCTGCTCCTGCACTGCATTAAGCGATTTAGAAAAGCCTTGCCTGTTCAGTACAAGATTTAAGCCGATTTCGCCAACTGTAGCACTCATTTCTCACACTCCTTTCGATATAAAATAAAGGGCGTAGCAAATGCGACACCCTTGTGGTATAAAAACAGCGCACACCCGAAGATGTACGCTGTATAATTTGATAAAATTTTAGCCACCCCGTTTGGAGTGGCTTTTACAATGTTATAATACTTAACATTTATTAAATATTATCAAAAATATACACAAAAGTCAAGAATTTTATAAAAATAAACAAAATTGTATGCAACATTTACATATTTGCAAATATCATTTCAAAGTCATGCAAGGCTGTGTTTATGTCAGCCTGCGTGCGTTTATTTGCTGTGCGTGAACGCCACTTGTTGCGTATTTTATGTTGAGATGATGTAAAGTTCTTCAAAACATTTTCATCGTTCTCAAGGCGAATTTGAGCCGTTCTCGCAAGAGGCGTGTCAGCTCCCAAGCCACACAGCAGGGAGCTGAACTCCGCCCAAGTCATCTTTTTAAAATCTTCGGAGTAAATGCTCACCCCGTACTCTGACTTAAAACTCGATACGATTAAATCGAAATCATCTATTAAGTCGTAGCCGGGGTCTGAATTTCCCCCTCGCTGTCATTGTCTGCGATAAGCTCTGTTGCAGTCTTAATAACAGCTGAGAGGTCGGCAAACGAGAGATGAAGTTTTGCAATCTTTTCTCTGTTCTCCTCGTCAAAGAGAAGCTCAAGCGCAGATAAAAGGTCAGAGCTTGACACACCGTTCTCGCTGTCGAAAAGAGCAATAGCCTTGATAAAAGAAATTGCGTCGTTGTTGACCTCAATTTCAGTGCCTTTAATTACGAGCTTAGGTCTTTCATCAAAATTAAGCTTGTTTGTAATATCAATGATTTTTGACATTCTTTATACCTCCTTAGGCTGCAGGTGTGTATTCGGGCTTGCCGTTTGACATAACCTCAAATTCAAGAGGTGCAACACCTGTGCTTGCGCCTGCGCCGTTTGCTGTTACAGAGATAACAGCATTCTTGAAGAGTACGCTTGCACCGTTCGGGAAAGTCCACTTAAACGGAAGTTGTGCGGCTGTGCCGTTCTTAAACGCAAGCTCTGCGATTTCATCGTTGCCTGCGTCACCGATTGTACGTTTGCCCTTTACAGAGATTGTAACGCTCTTGGCTGTCATAAGTCTTGACTTCCAACCCTCGTTCTCAAACGCTGTCCATTCCTCAACGCCGTTGTCAAATGCAACCGAAAACTCCTCGCAATTTGCGATTGCTGTTGTGGCGGTGTCTGTACCTGCCTTACCTACCGCAAACTGATTTTCATAACATGGATAAACTCCACTTGATACTGCCATAATTATTTACATCCTTTCATAATAAAATTTAACTTCAATGACTTGCTCATAAACGCCCTTGTCGTCTGTGCCTACATCGACAGGCTCGGGTGTGAGCAGTTCAATAATATAAATTGTGTGTTTGTTGATTTCAACATCTTTTACACTGTAAAGCGTTTCAAATAAATTGCGTGCCTGTCGCTCTGTTTCATTTGCGTTGTTGTTCCAATGCAAGAGTAAAGACACGCTGATTGTGCTGTATGTGCTCTCATCACCTATTGCCCTTGCAGGAGCGCCCGACTGCTTGAGAGAGTACACGCCGATTGACTTATCCTGTTTGTTGTCGAGCTTGCCAATGTAGTAATGCTCAGCATTTGTTACACTTTTCAGCCAATCTCTGACGTCTGATAAATAAATCAAAGTCCTGCCTCCTGTTTGTAAAATCGTGCAAATGCCTTTTGACAAAAGTTTTGTCGTGTACCGCCCTTGAGCCAAGGAATGAGCCACTTACCTCCTGCCGCTATGTTTTCATCTCTGCTGAAATTATATTCAGGGTGAAAATACAACCGTCTGGCATACGGCGTACTTGATACGATTTTTGTTTCCCCATTCGCAAGGTTTGAGTAGTCGGCAAATGTGCTTTCGTTCTGCAAATTACCTGTATCAAACGGCATTACTTGCGTGTTTTTAATCTGCGTAAGCAATGCGTCTGTGGTATTGCGCAATGCCGTCTGCTGTGCTTTATCAAGCTGCTTTAATAAAGGCAAATTCAGCTTGATTTTTGATGTTACAGAAAAGCTCACTAAATCACATCCAATTCCGTAAAATTCACTGTGCCGTCAGGGTTGCGGTGCTTAATGCCTTGCACAATGGTTCTTTTTTCGCCGTCAAGCACCACATAGCCGCTGCTTAAATTCGGACAATCGGGTGCAAGGTCACCGTCAAAAAGCAGCACTGCAGACACCTGCACGATTTTTTGTTCTTTTGTGTATACTGTCTTTGCCTTTGACTGCATATTGCAATGAGCATTACCCGCAAACAAATTAGTGTTCGGCAATAAGGTGTCTGACGGGTATATTTCTCCGCAGTGGAAGGCAACAACGGGTGTACCGTCTTCGGTAACACCCTCATCGTAGATTGTGACCTCGACAGGAGTTTTACAGAACTGCTTTTTTACAAGTGACGGAAATTTCAAAACATATCACCTCATATTGCAGGATAACAAAGCCCTGTTGATTTAAGCAGAGAGTAGAGGTCCGCAGGAATTGCCACGCCGCTTATGCACATCAAATTCCAACTTGCGCCAAACTCGATACCCACACCGTTGATGTTGTAATTTTTCAGATAGGAAGAAATCATATCGGCATTTTCTTCTTCAAAAGCAGTAAGTCTGCTATGCACTCTGCCGATGATTCTCTTCTGCATTTCCGAAAGTTTTTCAAAATCAATGCGGTTAAAGGTCAGAATGTCGATGTGCTCGGCGGAGATAATGCTGTTTTCATCTCCGCCCTGCTGTTCAATGTAATCGGCATACATTACGCAACCGCCGTTGTGTCAACATCGGCATAAATGCTGTCAATTTTGCCGTCCTTGCCGTTCGGGAATACGAATGTGTCGGAAAGTGAACGGTTCTGATAGAGCCAGCCGTCACCCTCTGTGTGTGAGCCAGGAGCAAAGAAGTAAATGCTTGAAATCTTCGGAACAGTCTTGCAGGTTTCACCACAGGCAACAAGAACATTGATTTTGTGAGCGCCTGTTGCAGGCTCAAAACCGCCGTCATCGGGGTTAAAGTTGAAGTTATCGTAGAAACGCTCATCGTCAATAACCTCGATGATAGGGCAACCGTCAATCTCGGTCACTCTTGTTTCAATGCCGATACCGCCCTCTGCAATCTGTGTAAGCTCAATCTTACGAGTGAACTCTGTTGACTGTTCAAGGCAGTCCATAATGTGAGATGTCACATAGGCAACAAGTGTGCCTCTTGCCTTGTATCTGCGGAGCTTGCCGGCTGAAAGAATAGTCTTGAGCTTTGAGTAAGCGCTTGCTTTGGTCCATTCGGTTGACTTGGTGGCTGAATGATAGCCGTCTGTTGCCTGCGCCTTTGCGGCAACCTTTGAAAAGAAAAGTGCATCGGTTTCCGGTGCGACCTGTGTCTGTTCAAACACCTTTGAAATGTTCTCAACCTTTGCGGTTGCGTTAGTTTCGTCAACATCTGCCTTATCCACAAGGAACTCAATATCTCTGTCGTGCTCGCAAGTGAAAGGAACATCGGTCTGTGTATATTTGCCTTTGTTCCAACCGCCCTCTCTGCTGTGGTTCTTAAAGCCTGTTGTTGACATCTGTGTAAAGTGGAATGTTCTTGCACCCACCCATTTTACATTTGAAGTGATGAATGGTGAAGTAAGTGTGCCCTGCATAAGAATTTCGAGCAAATCCGGGCTGAACTGCTCTGCATAGTTATTTGTGTTTGCCATAGTTAAATTGTCCTTTCTTAAATATTAAATCTGTTCCATTTCTTTGTCGGAACGCTTGAATTTGGTTTAGTACCGTCTGATGTACCGTTACCGTCACCGCCGATTTTCTGAACACCGCCAGCGTTTTCGCTTGCTTTTGCTTTGAATGCAGGAATATCGTCAAGCACTTTCTTAACCGCCTCGGTAAGCTTTTCTGTGTTGATTTTGCCGTCTGTTATAACGGCCGAAAAGTCCGCCATTTTAAGCACATACGGCACGCTTGTTATGTTAACGCCCTGTTTTATAGCTTCGAAGGTTGCCGACTGATTGACTTCTGCCGTGAGCTTTGCGTTGTTTGCGGATTCAACTTCCGACTGCATTTTTGCAATGTCGGGTGTGTTCTTGGCTTTCTGTTCCTTAAAAGCTCCGATAGCCTGCTTCATTTCCTCTGCCGACAATCCCTGTTCTTTGAAATACGACTTTAAAACCGTGTCCTCTGTCACGCTCTGCTTGCCGTTAATAAGGCTTGCGAGCTTGTCATAGTCAAATGCAGGTGCAGGGTTGCCCTGCGGTGTCGGCTGTGGTTCGTTTGGGGTAGGTGTTGGGTTATTTTCTGCCATATTTTATCAATCCTTTCAGTTTTTCGGGTGTCTCCCGTAATTAGTTTATAGAGTGTCTCTCTGTTTCAGTTTTTCTCGGTGTCTCCCGTAGTTTAGCGTCTTCGGACAATAAAAAAGCACCTGTGCAGTCACTCACAAGTGCGTTTTAAGCTGTTTTTGTTGTCTTTCTTTTCGGCTTTTCCGTAGCGTTTGGTTCATTTTCCGTAGCGTTTGGCTTAACCTCCGCCGCAAAGCCGCCGTCAATGAGCTGCTTTGCTCTCCGCTCGGAGCACTCAAAAACTTCATTAATCGGTCTGTTAATAAACCCCTCGGTTTTATCGTTGAACGATGTAATTACTCTTACTTTCATTTTGTCACCGCCTTTCTAACCCGTCGAAATCGACGGGTTTAAATACAAAAAAGCACTCTGATTTCTCAAAGTGCTGATTTGATGTATTAAGTTTTATCTTGGCAAGTTATAGGCAAGTTAAAAACTCCGAAAACAAGCCGTTTTTACGAATTGTAACCCTTTACGGGCAAGTTAAAATAACAAAACCGCTCTTTTTAGTGTTTAATTACCCTGTTTTCAAACTTCTTGTACGCATCAAAGTACATTTCGTCTTTGTCACCGTTGTATGTACACTCATAATACATACCGTCACGGAGCGTTGTTGACAGAAGTGCTTTGCTGTTTTGCAGTGTTTTACAAGACCAAACAACGTATACGCAAAAGTCGACTTCGCCGTCTGATTTATCAAGATGTTCTGTTGTATAGTCTTTTACTGTCCTTTTTGCAAGTTTCAAAAATTCTTCATTAGTCATTTCACATTTCCTTTCGCATAAAAAAAGCACTCAATCCGATTGATTAAGTGCTAATCTCTGTATTAAATTCACGCATAACAAAACCGCCCACAAGGAGCGGTTAGATTAAGCAATTATCTACCAAAGCATCATGAAGAGCTTTTTCTCTGATTTCAAGAAATTCTTCATATGCTTTTTTTACATTAGAAGGAGCTTTCTCTTCATCTAACACATACCTTAAACCGTCAAGTTTTAAATAGGGCTTAATAATCTCAAATTTCAAATTTTCTTGTTCAGAAGGTATTAGTCTCATAAAATCACTCTCCTAACAGTGTCTTTACTCGGTATTCATCAAAAATTTCATCAAATTCAGGTTTTATTTCCATCATTTTTCTATAGGCATACTCGCTTATATCACTTATATTATAACCGCTGTTTATCAATTTTTCAACCTTTGGAGCATAAATTTTATTAAGATAATCGCAATATGCGTTATAATCGGTAATTCCACCGAATTTGCGCTTGTAGTTCTCGGCATCTTGCCAATGAATAAGCTCATGAAGTACCGAACTCAATTCACTGTCAGGACATGCAAATGATTTCTGCAATTCGGCTAAATTCTTAGTTGTAAAATAAGCTGAATTTACAGTTAAAACATTATCGGTCGGTATGTAAGTTGCAACTGCATTATTGCCCATTTCTTCGGGCGATAATATGCAAATAGCAGGTTTATTTTCAGATTTGCTCTGACCGAGCATTTCATAAATCTTTGTAACATTCTTATCAAACTTATGGAATTGCTTGCGTTTCAGTTTTACTTTATCGGATAAATAAATATCATTACTGCCCGTGGTCTTATGTGCTTTTACTGTAATTTTTTTACCGCTGTTTTTTCTGTTAAAGTCTTTTTCTTCACCGCCGTCAACTACAGGCTTATAATATTTCTGCTTACTGTCGTCGATAGTAAAATCTCTTGTTTTTTCCGACAGTTTTTCCGCCCTGCCGTGCCACTCGTCTGCTCTTGCTTTAGCAAACTTTTTGTTATCCTCGTCAAGGCTGTATTTTGCCCTGCGGTCAAAGCGTTCGGCTTGCTTTTCTGCGTGCTGTTGCTGTACTTCAAGTCCTCTTTGGCGGTCAAGCTCTGCAAGCTCGTCATCGGAGAGAGGTCCGCTCAAATCATCAAGTTCTGGGTAGTGGGTGCTTGTGCTGTCCTTACAGCGTGGGTGAAAAAGCCCCTCCGCTATGGCGGTTGAAAGCAGCGGATAATCACCGTCCGATTTTTTGCCGTTTGAATACACATCATCAATAAACACCTTGCCGATATATTTTGCACAATCAGGGCAACCGCCCTGCCTTGCCGCTTTGCCTGCGGTAGAAATTCAGCCGTATAAACCAACGGCGGGGTAAAATAAAAGCACCTATGCAATCAAATGCAAGGGTGCTTAACGCAGTAAATACGACCCTAACGGTGTTCCGCAGATTATACAGCCTTTTACAGCTCATTATTTAAGACATACTCACGCAACGAACTTATTTTATGCTGGTTACGATGTACTTTATGTGCAACATCAGCTTGGCCACAGCAAGCCCGAAACAACGATGAACATATATACACATTTTGTTCAACAAAAGAAAAAGACTAATGTATCAAAACTTGATAGTTACCTTGCACAAAATGTAAGCTAAAAGTTTGTGTAATTTTTTTCGCAAAAATGCTCCGAGAAGCTTGATTTTTTCTCGGAGCATAATTTTTTGAGCCACCTCTTGAGCCACCTGTTTGCAATTTTTTATACCTTTTTACATAGTTTTTAAGTGGATAATATAAAACAACAAACCGCACTAAAGAGCCTGAAAACGGCTTAATAGTGCGGTTTTTCTATGGTCGAGGTGACAGGACTTGAACCTGCGGCATCTTGGTCCCAAACCAAGCACTCTACCAAACTGAGCTACACCTCGAAATTATTTAATTTTTGTCGCCTCAACAAGTCAGCTTCATTATTATATAACATAAAATTTGATTTGTCAACAAATATTTTTAATTTTTTTGAAACTTTCGTGATTTTTATTTTTCTTTAATTGACATACGCTGTTATGGGGTATAAAATATGATTACACTGATTAAATATATTACTTTGAAGGGCGGTTTTATATGTCTGACAATACAAAACTAAAAATCTCAAACGGGTTGAACGAGGATAAATATTCTGTAAAAAGCAAGTTTGTCAACTTCTTTTTGCTTGCGATGTTTACGCTCTTTCCCCTATTTTACACGGATTACTACTATAATATAAGACACGACAAATATTACTTTTTTCTTGTTGTCACTGCGGTGCTTGTTTTGATGATTGGCGCTGTTGCAATCACTAATTCCGATTCGCAAAGCGGAACAAAAGACAAAGCCGAATCCGTGCCTTGGTGCAAAAAGTTATCGTTTACGGACTATGCATTTGGTGCATTCATTTTGGTATGCACCGTATCCACTGTTTTTTCTCAAGATCCTGCCGATGCTTTCTTGGGCCTTAGCGGAAGAAACAACGGTTTATTGTTGATGATTTTTTATGCGGTGGTTTATTTTTTAATTACCAGATTTTTTTGTTTTAAAAACTATGTCTTTGTTGCCCTTGCAGGTTGTTCAATTGCAATATATCTGCTTGATATTCTCAACTGTTTTTACATAGATCCGCTTGGAATGTTTGCAAGCCTTACAGATGAGCAGACAATCACAAACTTTACCTCCACAATTGGCAACAAAAACCTTATGTCAAGTTTTATCTGCATTGTTATGCCCGTAACCGTCGCTTTTTCGGTTATAAGCAAAAATCGTAATCACCGTATCGTTTATCATATTTCGTCCGCATTCGGTTATATGGCTCTTATGACAGCCGACAGCTACTCGGGTATACTTGGTCTTGGCACTGTTTTTGCCGTGCTTTTAATATGGTTTTCACGCAGCGTTGCAAGACTTAAAAGGTTTTTCCTCGCAACAACAATTATGCTGTTAAGCGGCAAAATTCTTCGTTTGTTTTCCTTTTTTATGGGTGACAAATCAAAAGGTATCTCGGAATTTCAAAGTCTGCTTGTTTACTCAAAAATCATATGGGCGGCAATTGCATTGTTCGCAATAATTACCGCAATTTTATTTTTTGCAGACAGCAAAACTCCCGACAAGACTTTGCCGCTTGCCGTTCCTATTATAATCGGCAGTATATTTGTTGCCTGCATTATTGCAATGCTTTTTGCCGTATATTATTTCAGCGTAATTGACACAAAAACAAATATCGGCTTTTTGAAAAGTTTTTTGAGATTTAATGACAGCTGGGGTACTCACCGTGGCTATATGTGGATAAGGTCTTTCTATATATTCGGAGATTTTTCTCTTTACAACAAACTTTTCGGATGCGGACCTGACACCTTTGCCACAGTGTTTGAACCGTATTTTGAGGGGCTTAAACATTACGGTGACAGCTCCACAAACTGTGCCCACAACGAATACATAAATTACCTTATTACTACGGGAATTTTCGGACTTGCTTCTTACCTTTCGATAATTTTCGGAACACTGAAAGGTGCGATTAAATCCGCAAGTAAAAATCCGATTGCAATTGCTTTTGCGGTATCTGTTATCAGCTATGCCGTACAGGCTGTGGTAAACCTTGCTCAACCTATTACAACACCGCTTTTTATTATTTTTATTGCACTTTGCGAGGCAGTTGCCCGTAAGCAAAAAACAACTGAATAAGCACAAACAAGACAGCCTATATACTAAGCTGTCTTGTTATTTTTTACGCAGCTTTTCTGCGTGATGTATGCCTTGTTGCCGCATTTCGTTTCTTATTTTTTGTTGAGATTGGGGCTTTTTGAACAATATTGACTTTACGGGATAACGCATAGCGTAGCTTATAATTACGAAAATGCAGACATTAACATATAAATCAGCGTCAGGCAT